CCGGGTTGTTTCTTCGCTATCCCGAACTTACCTACACTGACGAAGATGGTTTCTCCTATAAGACTCGGGCAGGTCGCACCAAAATCTATGGGGGTAAGGTGGTAGAGAATGTCTGCCAAGCTGTGGCTCGTTGTATCATCGCTGAGCAGTTAGACCTAATAGCCAAGCGTTACAAGGTAGTGCTGACTGTGCACGATGCGATTGCTTGTGTAGCCCCCGAGAAAGAAAAAGAAGAGGCTATCAAGTATGTAGAAGAATGTATGAGATGGCGTCCAAGCTGGTGTGAGACGTTGCCCCTTAACTGTGAAGCAGGAGTAGGAGAGAGTTATGGTGATTGCTGAAGTGGTTGACTATGCCGCCCACATTGAAGAACTCAAGCGGTTGTTACGGGATGTGCATGACCTTGCCAACGAGCGCAAACAAAAGGAAGCAGAAGAAGCCGCTCTCAAGTTAGCGGTTGAAGCCAAACTTTTATACGTAGCCATAAAACACGCATGAAACCTATCACTTGGTCCTACTCCTCGCTGAGTCTCTTTCAACAGTGCCCTAAGAAGTACTACCATCTGCGCGTTGTCAAAGATGTTGTAGAACCTGAGACAGAAGCCTTGTCGTACGGGACCAAGGTACATGAAGCGGCTGAGAACTTTATCAAACTGGGAACCCCCCTGCCTCCCGAATACTCGTTCATGCAACCCTCGCTCGACTCCCTCAATAAGTTGCCGGGGGAAAAACTCTGTGAGTACCGAATGGGATTGACAAGGAGTCTGGAGCCTTGTGGCTTCTTCGACAAAGATGTTTGGTGGAGAGGGGTCGCTGACCTGATTGTAAAAGGTGAGGACAAGGCGTGGCTGGTGGACTACAAGACCGGGAAGTCAAGCCGGTATGCAGACACTAAGCAGTTGGAGATCCTCTCGCTGGCGTTGTTCAAGCACTTCCCCGAGATCAAACGGGTAAAGGCTGGGTTGCTGTTCGTGGTTGCCAACGACTTTGTAAAGGTGGACTACGAGGGTGAGAAGTCCGATGCGTGGGTCAAATGGCTGGAAGAAACGTCCCAGTTGGATAAGGCATACGAGCATGATGTATGGAACGCCAAGCCGAACTTCTCCTGCCGTAACTATTGCGCTGTTACCACGTGTGTGCACAACGGGAAGAACCACTAATGCCCAAGGCGAGGGTCCACAACGTAGTCATATTCGCCAAGTCAGAGAAGCCACAGTTCAAGGCTAGTGCCCACTCGTACTACGTAGCCAAGAAAGCACATGCTGTAGACCGCTTCCAAAAGGAGTTTCCTGAGCGTACAATATTAAAAGTTGCCGACCTTGGGATCATGGAGGTCGAGTTTAGTGGAGAGGAATACCGTGCCTTATACCAAGACACCTAGACCCTACAAGAAAGAGTACGAGATGCAGAAGGCCCGTGGCGAACACGAGGACCGGATGGAGCGTCAGCGTGCCCGTAGAGCATTGGACAAGAAGGGTCGGGATGCTAATGGCAACGGCAAGGCAGATGCTAGGGAAGGCAAAGACATCGCCCACAAGAAAGCATTGAGCAACGGCGGGTCAAACAAGGACGGGTACAAGGTTGTATCGCCCTCGGCGAATCGCTCGTTCAAACGTAGTTCCAGTGGTAAACTTGTATCCGAAGTGAGCAAGAGAGAACGCAGTAAAAAGTAGTACCGGTTTTACAATTTAAAGTCTTCTGTAGGCCAAGTGAAAATGTCACTTTGGCCTTAAGTTGTCATGGGAGCGGTGTGTGCAAATCATAGAAAATAAAGCGTTGTTGTTAAAAGTAAAGGAGCCGGGGCGTATAACCACGGTCATCCCGAAGAGTAAAGTGCTGAAAGATGGCAGGGTGCTGGTCAGGTGGGGGCTGGAGGAAGCACAAGTCCTAAAGAACCTGCGGATCAAAAACGTACCCTCGCCCATCCTTGCGCATTACAACTGGCCCGGTCTCTACAAGCCGTTTAACCATCAGAAAACTACTGCCGAGTTCTTAACCCTGCACCGACGAGCCTTTGTCTTTAATGAGCAGGGCACGGGCAAGACGGGTAGCGTGATATGGGCGGCAGACTACCTGATGAAGTTAGGGTTTATCCGTAGAGTTCTTGTGCTGTGCCCCCTGTCAATCATGCAGTCGGCATGGGGTAACGACTTGTTTAGGTTTGCGATACACCGGACAGTCGGCATTGCTCACAGCCACTCTAGGAACAAGCGCATCAGCATAGTCAACTCTAACGTCGACTTCGTTATCTGTAACTTCGACGGGCTGGAGATCATCAAGGATGCCGTGCTTGAGAATCAGTTTGACCTGATCGTCATCGACGAAGCCAACGCCTACAAGACTGTATCTACTAAACGCTGGAAGGTGCTCAACTCAATCATCAAGCCCGAGACTTGGGTGTGGATGCTGACTGGTACCCCTGCTTCTCAGGCACCGACGGATGCTTACGGGCTGGCAAAGATAATTAACCCAACGAATGTTCCCCGGTTCTTCGGTTCATTCAAAGACATGGTGATGCAGAAGATCACGGAGTTTAAGTGGATCCCTCGCCCCCGAGCCGAAGAGATAGTTCACCGGGTGTTGCAACCCGCCATCAGGTTTACCAAGGAGGAGTGTCTTGACTTGCCTGATATGACCTACGTTACACGTGAGGTGCCTCTTACTTCGCAACAGCACAAGTTCTACGAGACGATACGCAAGCAGATGGTGGCGGTTGCGGCAGGTGAAGAGATCACAACAGTAAACGCGGCAGCTAACCTGAACAAACTTCTGCAATTATCTTGTGGTGCGGTGTACTCAGATAGTGGCGAGGTCGTAGCGTTTGACGCATCCAATCGTGTCCAAGCATTGAAAGAAGTTATCGACGAGGCTACGCACAAGGTCATTGTGTTTGTGCCGTACCGCCATGCGATTCAGATTGTCTACGAGGAACTAACAAAGGACGGCTACACAGCAGACATCATCAGTGGCGCCGTAAGTGTAGGCAAACGTACAGAGATCTTTGCACGATTCCAAACCGAGCCTGATCCACGGGTGCTTGTCATACAGCCTCAAGCCGCATCACACGGAGTCACACTGCACGCGGCAAACGTGGTGGTCTACTGGTCGCCTGTTATGTCCGTGGAGACGTACCTACAAGCCAACGCACGTGTGCACCGAGCCGGACAACGCAACCCCTGTACCGTTGTGCACTTGCAAGGATCGCCTGTAGAGAAACGGATGTACTCAATGCTGGAGTCGAAGGTCGACATCCACACACGGGTCGTGGACCTTTATAAAAATTTGTTGGAAGACGCTTGACAGTGTATAAGGAAGGTACTAAACTGTAGTCATAGTTGTTAATACTAATTAGGAGTGTGCGATGGACATAAAAGCAGATAAGCTGGTCAAGGCGTACGTCAAGATACGCGACAAGCGCAGAGAACTTGCCTCGGAGTTTGAGAAGCAGGATGCTGAGTTGCAAGAATCTCTCGACATGATTGAGCGTCACTTGCTCGATCTCTTTAAAGAAACGGGTGTAGAGAGTCTACGTACTGAGTTCGGCACGGTATCTCGTCGTGTTGCTAAACGGTACTGGACGAATGACTGGCACTCGTTCTATGAATTTCTTAAGGCCCACGGTGCAGTCGAGTTGTTGGAGAAGCGTATCGCGCAGACCAACATGAGCGTGTTTCTTGAGGAAAACCCCGAACTGCTACCGCCCGGTTTGCAGATTGATAAACGCTATGCCGTAACTGTCACAAGGAAAAGATCATGAAAAAGTCTATCTTTGCTTTACTCGCTGGCTTGACGTTCGCTGGATCTGTCTACGCCGCTTGCACTACCCATACTTATTTCGTCAACGGCAAGTACATCACTTGCACAACCTGTTGCTATGGAAACAACTGCAACACAACTTGTATTTAAAAGGAGAGGTATATGTCTGAACTTACGTTGTTGAATCAAAACCTACCCGCTCACCTGCGTACGCTGGATGGGGTAGATGATGTCACCCGTGCTCTTATGGGCGGTAGTGGCGGCGGTGGTATTAAGCGTATCTCCATCGACGGTGGTGTATGGCGCATGATGGTCAATGGCAATGAAGTCGCACGCAATGAAGATCGTGTGATGAATGTTGTCATCGTCAATGCCGCTCAGAAGGTATCCCGCACGTTCTATGCGGCGGTGTACAAGAAGGGTGAAGTTGCCGCTCCTGACTGCTGGTCTGCTGATGGTGAAGTCCCTGATGCCAAGGCCAAGGCACCCCAGTCCAAGACCTGCGCATCGTGCCCTCAGAACATTAAAGGTTCGGGTGCTGGTGACAGCCGTGCTTGCCGCTTTTCACAGCGTCTGGCCGTGGTCCTAGAAAACGACATCGGTGGAGATGTTTATCAGTTGACGCTCCCGTCGAAGTCGATCTTTGGTGAAGGCGAACCCAACAAGTGGCCTCTTCAGATGTACGCCAAGATGCTTGGAAGTAAGGGCGTACCTATCTCTTCGGTCGTTACGGAGATGAGGTTTGACACTGACAGTTCCACACCCAAGATCACTTTTAAAGGTGCACGTTTCTTGGAACAGCACGAGTTTGACAAGGCCATGGAACAAGCCAAGTCGGATGCCGCAATTAAGGCAATCACTATGACGGTTTCTCAGGCTGATGGTGTAGACTCTAAGACCGCCCCCGAAGTACCCAAGTTGGAAGCCAAAGCCGCCCCCAAGGCAGAGCCTAAAGCCGAAGAAGTTGAGGTAGTAGAAGAGGCTGAAGAAGTTAAAGAGCCGGTCAAACGTGCCGCCAAGAAAGAAGAGGCACCTGCTCCGAAGAAGAATATCGCTGATATTTTGGACGAGTGGGACGACTAAAGGAGGGTGTGATGGCTAAAGGTTACGCATCAAAATTCGTTCGGGCTGTCGAAGCCGCAGATGAGACCAAGCTAGGTGTTCGGTTTGGTCTCGTCTGTATCAAGAACGAGATTCCAGTCAAGGATGTATCTGAGTTGCTCAAGGTGAGCCGAGTCACTATCTACAATTGGTTTACAGGTAAGACCAAGGTGCAGGGTGAGTTCATAGACAAGATACAAAAGATCATCCAAAAATTGGAACAAGACGCATAACAAGTTTAGGGGGGATAGGGTGCGCACCCGAAAAGGGTAAACGCCGTCATTACCTCTTCCCCCCTTACCTAATGACGGCAAATGAAGGACGGCTATGCTTTCAAGGATAGATTTTCTCTCCTTGGTTCTACCACCCAAAGGTTATTACTGTGTGATGGGACTAAAGGACGGCGCAAGCCCCAAACAGATATTTACAGAGACGATTGAGAATCTCTCAGATTTAGCAGATGCACTTGTACACGAACAACGTAATGCTTATTTTGCCCTCGCTTCTTTTGCCGATGAAGATGAAGGGCGCACCAATGCCAACGCACTAGACCTACGATCCTTTTTTGTTGACATCGATTGTGGTCTAGGCAAGCCGTACGCAGATCAGACCGAGGGGCTGACTGCTCTTAAGACGTTTGTAAAAGACGCTAGGTTCCCAAAGCCCACCGTTGTTGTTAATTCGGGGCGGGGTATCCATGCGTACTGGTCGCTTGAGCAACAAATCTCCAAGACCGAGTGGAAGCCACTGGCTGAAGCGTTCAAGGCCCTGTGCACCCAGCACAAGTTCATGGCAGACCCAGCCGTAACCGCTGACGTCGCTCGTATTCTGCGTATACCCGAGACGCTTAACTTTAAAGACATCGATTCCCCCATACCGACTTCAGTTCTGATGGTTGGTAAGTGCGTGCCTATCGCTGACTTGAAGCAGTTGCTCGGTCCGATCACGCTAGAGATCCCCGGTGAGAAGCCGTTTATTAAGCAGATGGACCCCCTGACTCTTTCCCTGATGGGCAACTACGAGTCCAAGTTCAAGACCATCCTCATTCAGTCGGTCAATGGCGAGGGCTGTAATCAGATTAAAAATATCTACGAGAATCAGGGAACCATAGAAGAGCCACTGTGGCGTGCTGGCCTGTCGATTGCTCAGCACTGCTCGGATCGGGATAAGGCGATCCACATCATCTCTAAGAAGCACCCCGGATATTCGGCGACAACAACAGAGCGCAAGGCCAATGAGACCAAAGGCCCCTACACATGCGCCACATTTAAGAAGTTAAACCCTGAAGGGTGTACAGACTGCCCCTTAAAAGTTACATCACCGATCCAAATAGGCAGGGAGATTAAAGAAGCAGAAGGCCCGGTAGAGGTCCAGTCCGTTGAGTCCACCACCAAAGAAGAGCGCACCTACACCATTCCCCAGTACCCTTTTCCTTTCTTCAGGGGCAACGTAGGCGGCGTTTACAGACGTGGCGATCCTGACAAGGAGGACGACAAAGACGAACTTATTTACCCGTATGACTACTACATTGTGATGAGGATTCACGATCCTGATGAAGGTGAAATGATCCTTGCCCGACTGCATCTACCGAAGGACGGGGTTCGGGAGTTTGTAATGCCACTCAGTGCAGTCACATCCAAGGAACGATTTATCAACGCCATCGCTTCGCAAGGCATGGCTGTGCTAGGTAAGAAGCAGGAGTTACTTATGCAATACACCGCCAAGTGGGTTGAACAACTTCAGACCATGGACAGGTCTCTCAAAGCACGTCGGCAGTTTGGCTGGCTAGACGATGACAGCGCCTTTATTGTTGGCGACCGTGAGATTAAAGCCAACGGCACAGTTGAGTACAGCCCCCCAACCGCTCAGACACTACCTGTAGTGCCCATGTTCGCAACCAAGGGTGACTTCCACGTATGGAAAGACATCATCAATGCGTACGGCAGACCGGGTATGGAGTTGCGTGCGTTTGCTTTCTTCATGGGTTTTGGCGGTCCGCTGATGAAGTTCGTTGCCAAGGGCGCACTTGATGGGTTCCTGCTCAACCTAGTCAGTAGAAACGGCGGTACGGGTAAGAGCACCCTGCTCCATGCCATTAACAGTATTTACGGCAGACCCAAAGAACTGATGCTGTCCTACAAAGACACGCACAACCACCGGCTTCAAAGGCTTGGCACCATGCAGTCTATGACTCCAACGATTGACGAGTTAACAGATATGGAACCCAAGGCCATGGGCCACCTCGTGTATGACATCACTTCGGGTAAAGGCAAGAACCGGATGTCGAGCAAGTCAAACGTCGAGCGTATTAATACAGTCACGTGGTCAATCCCCGTAGTCTCTTCCTCCAATAGGCGCATCAAAGACGCTCTGCTGTCGATCAAGTCATTCCCTGAGCCTGAGTTGTTGAGGATTCTTGAAGATGATCTGCTGATAGATCCCAACACGGATGACGCTGTATGGTCTAAGGCCCACTTCGGTCGGCTACTGGAGAACTACGGACACGCAATTGACCCGTTCATAAAGTACGTCGTAACCAACCTGCCTGAAGTTAAACTTATGCTCGACAAGGTAAACGAGCGGATTGATCGACGGGCTAACATTAAACCCAACGAGCGGTTTTGGTCTGCTGGTGCGGCGATTGCCATCACGGGGGGCACGATTGCTAAAGCCCTTGGTCTGCACGACATTGAACCCGAGCCAGTCTATAAGTACGCCGTAGACCTAATTAACCGCACCCGGACAGGTAACAAAGAGTCATTGGGTGATACGGGCGACTACTTGGGCACGTTCCTACAACGCCACTTCCACGAGATATTGGTCATCAACGGCAACAAAGACAAGCGCACTGGCCTTGAGCAAGGAGCCTTTCGGGAGCCACGTGGTCAACTCAGCGCACGTTATGAGCCTGACACGCGCCTACTGTTTATTGTGACCAACGTCTATCGGGAGGATTGCGGCAAGCAGTTCGTGGGTATGGAAGATACTCTGCTCCCACATAGAAAGAGCGGTGCTTATCTAGGCATCAAGAAGAAGCGCATGTTGGCTGGCACGCTGTCCGGAGCCGCCGCTGGTGTACCTGCCTTGGTGTTTGATACGTCCAAACTAGAGTTCTTTAACGACGAGGTATTCGTAAATGCTGACAGTGCTGGGACTGCCGATCAAGATTGAGTGGGACCAACTAGAAGTTAAGGGGTCGTTCTTTGTTCCCTGCCTAGACTCCGCACCGGTAGCCGCCTTTATTAAAAGCGAGGGCGCCCGCAGGGGATATAAGATGATCTGTAAACAAGTTGTGGAGAAAGGGAGATATGGGTTGCGGGCGTGGCGAACAGGGTGATATATTGCACCTGCACACTCCCTCTTCCCGACAACTTGGTTAATCTCCTTACCAAGAAAGAAGAGGTTCTCCCCGGCTAGACCGGGGATTTTTTTGTCTACAACCCTCCGACGTTCTTACGCAGGTTGGGAATGTTGTAAGTCTGAAGTAGTTGGTTTTCCATCATTTCAATAGAGTCGATCAAACGACGCTTCTCTTCTCCATCCATTGACGGATCGGCAGAAATAATTTTCTTGTACTTACGCAAGTCCTCAAACCGCTGGTCGATACGGTTCATCGTGCGACGCAACGCTAGCAAGCGCAGACGGTCATCATTCAAATACTCCATCAGTTCGTCCACTCGCCCGGTTGCTTTCAGGGAGTTCACTGTATCGGCAACTTCATCCACCCGATTACGCAGGTCGTAGTACTGTTCCTTGTAACCGCCGGGGATCTTGTCATACATAAACGTCTTAAAGAGTGGCAACTCGTAGATGTGCCGATCTGGCCTGTTAAGCACCATCATATTGGTCACGTCGAGCATAGTGCCGCCAGCAATACCCGTGTAGCCTCGGATCAGATAGTCGAGTTTCATGGGGGAGATGTTGGCAATCCCACCGATCATCTTGGCTAGTTCAGATGTGGAGTCCGTAAACTGCTGGCTGGAAGTGACGTTCTCAAGACCACGACCCACAATCGGATTACCCGTGAAGAACGAGTAGTTGACCATCACCTCAAGGGCTGGCTTGAAGAACTGCGGTGTCAGGTTGGGGCCAGCCACGGCATCAAACGTAGCCGTGCTCATTGCCTTGAAGAAGTTAGTCGCATCCTGCGGGGTCTCGGTGCCTTGGCTAGCGATGTAGTTGTAGGCACGCTCGGGCAGAACTTTAAATAGCAGTCCGACTTCAGGAGCCACAGGTACTTTTAACCCACCCGGAAGGATAAAGTTCTTGTCTTTCTCGTAGTCACGCAGTCCTTGGTAGTCCTCATCATCACCGACAAGAGCCGCATACAAGAGGGATAAGGCACCGAGTTTTGCCCCGGTTTTCCAAAACAACTTAGCCGCAATAGCCTTTTCCTCTGCCGCCACACCTCGACCGACCATGCTCCGGTAGAAGACATCCATACCTTGGATGTAGGCGTTCATAAAGGGAATCACCTGCCGCAAAACTCCAATCGCCCGGTTAGAACCTTGACGTTTAAAGTTAATGACTTCTTGTGCACGGTAGCGTGCCAGCAGGACATCACCCTCGGGAAACTGTGCAGACTGGGTATCTTTCAGGGTCTGCTCAAAGACTGACTTACGAAGAGCCGCATCAGAGGCAATGGAGAATGACTCCATAAACGCCAAGCCACGGTTAAACAAAGACCGCTCACGGATGCCAAACTCTTTTTCAATCTCTTCTTGTGCACGTCCGGGCATCAGGTCATACATACCCACAATACCCATGGCTTCTAGTTGAGAAGTTGTAGCGTCACCCCTGTAAGCATCCACAAACCCAGTAATCACACGACTTGCGGTCCTGAACGGACTGCGTGTACCTGACATAACTGTTGCCCGGTAAGAGTCTTGGAACAACTGACTCAACGCAAACTGCGGCGTGGCTGTCGTGGCTTTTCTCAAGAAGTTTGAGAACGCAGTCAAAGACCCAAGGATCGGCCCACCGATACTCTCCACACCCTTAAATGCGTAGACATCAGCAATAGAGTCGAACTCGTAAGCCTCAGACTCACCATTGCGGTAGATGTAGATGACGTTGTTTTGGTTGACTCCGGGCTGGCTGGGGTTGACTCGCTTTGCACCAAGTTCGTAGTTAACAAAGGCATCAGTCAGTTGCAGTGCAGCATGGTTGCGGATCGCACTGTTAGTCATCCAAAAGGACAGACCGACCATGTTGTCAAAGATGTTGTTGATTTCATCCTGCCCACCCTTGATCTGCTTCATGCGACCGAGGTTGGTTAGACCTTTCATGGCGGAGCGTGGACTGGTCTGAACTTGATCTTCGTACTCTTTAATCCGGTTCCAAGGCACGTAGTCAACAGCGTTTTTCCATGAGGCGGCATCTTCTTTACTGAGCCTGCCACCCTCGACCATGGCATCAACTAAGCCGTTTTTAAACTCCGTGAACTCGTTGAACGCAGCCTCTAGTTCGGGGAAGTCTTTAAATGCCTTGAGACCTGCATCAATTTTGTCTTGGCTTGGCAGCGAGACGACATCTTTCTCAGGAAGATTTTTCAGTGTGTTGGCACGCTTAGCGATGAACGCATCGTTGGCAAGTTTAAAGGCTAGGTCTTGATCGCCAAGACGCACACCCAACTGCTTGATCTTATCCATCACACCAAACAAAGACGCCTTACCATCTTCGGCTACCCAGCCAATATTCTTATCCAGCTTGAGGATGCCCCGCTTCATGGCGGCAACTGCTAGGGTGTCGGAGTGCTCGGCAGAAGTCATGAACACATCTGCACGGATATTACCCAGTGCGTCACGCAACTTGCCATTAAA